AATGGATCAAATGAAGTTGATGACTGTGATGTAGCATCGCCCAGTGTTCTTCTAAATATCTGTCTGACTGTGTCTACTTCATCAGGCAGTGTGTATTCTGATTGATTCTTTTGTAATTGTAATAGAGCATAGCTTTCTTCATAGGCATTTTGTGCTCTGGTTCTGTATGTTTGCAATGATGAATCATATGCTGTTTCATAATGTTTAGCATCTAGTTCAACATCAATGATTCCGTCACCTAATCTGTTGGCGACATAATCAAAAACATCTTGTTTGAGTTGTGTTAAATCGGGCATACCTTCTCCTACTAACTATTTATAACAGGCACTATGGTTCTATAAATACAGTAACAAGGGACAACCATGCCACGACTGAGTTTATATAGACCAAACAAAACATCTGATTACAAATTTTTGGATAACACTATCCGAGAAATGTACACCACTGGTGGTATTGATCTTTATATTCACAAGTATCTAGGTACTAAAATCACAGGTGATTCATCTTCTGTGATAGAAGGACACGAAGGTGCAGATGCCACTCAACCTGTGTATGATGAACTAGATCCATTGAATATTGAAGATCTATTGTTTTTGGAAAACAGAAATCGCAAGTATGATGATGACATCTATACCATGCGTGGTGTGTACAATGTTCAAGACATAGATTTTGATTTAACACAGTTTGGGTTGTTTATCAACGGCGATACACTGTTTATCACATTCCATTACAATGACATGATCGACTCATTGGGTCGTAAACTAATGACTGGTGATGTGATTGAAGTTCCAAACTTGAAAGACTATCATCCTTTGGATGCATCAGGTCCCAAAGCTCTACCAAGATATTATGTGATACAAGATGCATCATTTGGTGCTGAAGGATTTTCGCAGACCTGGCAACCACACTTATGGCGTGCAAAATGCACACCAATGGTAGCTTCACAAGAGTATGATGATATTCTTAAGAATCCAATGGACCCAGATGATACTTCCAAAGGTACCATTGAAGACTTCTTGTCAGAAAAAGCCAAAAACTTACAGATCAATGATGCCATAATCACACAGGCAGAAGTTGAAGTACCAAGATCAGGATATGATTCCACACCATTCTATATCACACCAACTATCAATGATGAACCTGTGTCACCAGAATCTGTTGTGGTAGATGGTGAAACAGTAGGCGCCAACGCACCTAAGGCCAATGGATACCTTGTGGGATATCTCACAGGTGACGGAGTATCACCTAATGGACTGAATGTAACACCAGGAACATCATTTCCTGCCAATCCATCCATTGGAGACTTTGCATTAAGATTAGACTATGCACCTAACAGACTGTTCCGTTGGAATGGTGCCAAATGGATCAAAATAGAGGACAATGTGAGAACTAACTTAACACCAGGCTCATCAAATACTCAATTGAGTAAGTTTGTGAACAACACTGCTACAATTAGCACTCCTGACAGAGGACTTATAGATTCTAGACAATCTTTATCTGATTTGTTAAAACCTAAGAAGGACAACTAATGCGTTTGTTAGAGTTTACATCTGTATCGCAATCTGACTTGGACCAAGTAGAGCGATATGCAGACAAATTGTTTGCCAAAGTAGGATTGGATGTAGAATTTACCAAACACTTCTTACAGCGAGTCAACGACACACGAAATCAAAAACCTATTACATCTGCCGAACTGGTCAGGCTGTTTAGACAAGAATATCAAAAACATGGGTTAACCATTGGCGAACTACCTCCAGAAGCAGAAGCAGTCATGAAAGACATGGAGACAGATATTAATGTGCCATTTAAAATAGTTTTAAATAAAGATGGAGACCTTGACCTTATAGCCAAAACAATCATGCGTAAACCAGATTTCAAAACCAGCAATCAGACATTCAATGTATAATCTTTATTTGTTTAATCCACAGTATGGTGTTGATCTAGAAACCAACAAAGGTATAGTCACAACTTATTGGTTGCCTTATGCCACAGGATGCTTGTGGGCTTATGTCAAACAATTTAAAGATATCACAGACAACTTTGAACTCAAAGAACTTATATTCAAAAGAGAAGATCCTCAAGTGGTTGTGGACAGACTGGACAATCCCAAAGTGTGTGGATTTTCAAACTATGTGTGGAATGAAAACTATCTGATTGAATGTGCCAAACTAATCAAAGAAAAGTATCCAGACTGTGTGATGCTGTGGGGTGGACCCAACACCAATGCAGAGTTTGTGAACAAATATGATTTTGTAGATGTAGTGGTATCAGCAGAAGGTGAAGTAGCATTTTTACAGATGTTGCGTGATATCAAAGACGGCAAACAAGTACAACGCACATATTCTAAACAACGCATAGAAGATCTATCTATCATACCATCACCATATCTAGAAGGTATATTTGATGACATCATTGCATCACATCCAGACAACCAATGGGTCATGACATATGAAACCAACAGAGGCTGTCCATATATGTGTACATTCTGTGACTGGGGTGGTACCACATATTCTAAAACCAAAGTGTTTCCTATGGAAAAAGTATTAGGAGAACTATCATGGTGTGAAGACAAACCTGTGAATTATTTAAGTTGTACCGATGCAAACTTTGGTATATTCAAAGAAAGAGATTTGGAAATAGCCAAACACTGTGTCAAGGTAGCCAAGAAAAACGGATTGATTGATCACATGAACTTTCAGTATGCCAAAAACCAAACAGAACAAATATTTGAAATAGCCAAAGCAGTGGGTGGGTATTCCAGAGGCAACACAATATCTGTACAATCTATGTCAGAAACTATGTTTAGTGCAATCAAAAGACGCAACATGAAAGTGAACAAGATTAAAGATATGTTGGCCTTGAGTAACGAAACAGGAGTAAAAACATACACTGAAGTCATACTAGGATTACCAGAAGAAACTTTGGAATCGTGGAGAGAAGGATTGTGTGAACTTTTAGAACTAGGACAACACTCATCTATTGATATGTGGTTTGCACAGTTGATTCGTAATTCAGAAATGAATCTGCGTAGAGAAGAATGGGGCATAAAATCTATATGGGCCAAAGACTACTATTCACTGATATCTAAAAACGATTACAAAGGACAAGACGAAGACATTGAAATAATCACAGCCACTAACACCATGTCAGAATCTGATATGTTGGACTCATGGATGTATGGATTTTTGATTGTGCATTGGCACATCATGGGCTATACACAGTTCATGGCTCGTTGGTTGCGTGAAGAATGTAATATACCATATAGAGCATACTATGACAGGATGTTTGAAATGATGCCTGCACATTCTGTGTATGGCACGCATTGGATGGATATGCGTGGAGGAGTACAGCAATATTTAAAAACTGGTCGTTCTCCATCAAATGCCAGAGGACATCATCTACATTCACCTACATATAAATTTTTATATGACACAAGATTTCATGCATATGATTTAGCTCTCAAAGTGGCCAAAGAGTTTGTGACTGTACCAGACTGGGTGTATGATGTACAAAAGAATTTTTTGTTTGATCCAGACACCACATACCCACTACACATACACGGACACAAAATAGAATCCAGAGTTCCAAAAGACAAAGTATTTGATTGGTATAGACAAAGACGCCAAGGATATCTTAAAAATGCTATCCATAAATATATAGGAGAGACAACATATAAAATTAATCATGATCACACAGGTGTGGATCAAAAATTAGACAAGTTTGTGAAAACTTCACAAGGAACTAAAAAATAATGGTACAACAATTTTTTTATGATCAACAGATAAGAAGATTTTTACTTCAGTTCACAAGACTGATGTCAAATTACCAAGTGGAGTATGGTCGTAATGATGATGGTTCAGCCGCACTGACCAGAGTGCCTATTCGCTATGGCGATGCTTCCAGACAGGCCGCCACTATCATAGCAGAAAACTCAAGATCAAAACTGCCCAACACACCCATGATGACTTTTTATATCACTGGTTTGAACTATGCCAGGGACAGAGTACAAGAGCCTACCTTTGTATCTAAAAAATCATTTAAACAAAGAAGCTTCAATGAAGAATCACAATCATTTGAAAACACGCAAGGCAACGCATTCACAGTAGAAAGATTGATGCCCATACCATACAACCTGTCAGTGAACTTGGATATATGGACTTCATCCACTCAACAAAAATTACAATTACTAGAACAAATACTCACATTGTTTAATCCTTCACTGGAAGTACAATCCACTGACAACTATTTAGATTGGGCTTCATTGTCAGTGATAGAATTAACCAATGTTAACTATTCATCACGATCTGTACCACAAGGCACAGAAGAAACCATAGACTTTGCCACACTGTCATTTGATATGCCTATATGGATATCACCACCTGCCAGAGTAACCAAACTAGGTGTTGTAACTAAAATTATCAACTCTATGTTCAACTCAACAGGTGATTTAAATGATGCACTAAATGACGATGATTTGTTGATGGGCACAAGATTAAAAGTTACTCCATTGGAGTATCAAGTGGTGTTGATAGGTAATAAACTACAAGTGCTCAGAGTAAATGAAGTAGATCCTACTAGAGGCACACTAGATGCATCAACCACTGTATCAGGCACTGATCAACAGAACTGGCATTCAGTAGTTGATATGTATGGCAAACTCAGAGAAGGTATTTCACAGATTAGATTGTCATCTGATTTGTTTGACACAGAAGTTGTGGGCACAGTGGCTTATGATCCTTCAGATGATAGATTTTTATTATTCACAGTAGACACAGACACCATACCACAAAACACCATACCAGCAATCAACAAAGTAATTGATCCTACTGTATCTGGTCCTGGTGTAAACAATTTACCTGAAGTTGCCAATGGTCAAAGATATCTACTCACTGATGACATAGGTGCCTCTTCTGGCGAAGTATCATCTGCATGGGGTTCCACAGCGGTGGCCAAAAAGAATGACATCATACAATATGAAGGCAACGCATGGCAAACTGTATGGAAAGCTGATGAACATGAACTAGATGATTCATCAGGTGTTACAGATTTTGTCACCAACCTTACAACTGGCATACAATATAAGTGGACTGGCTCAAAATGGGTCAAGTCCTATCAAGGAGTATATCCAGGTGGAGATTGGTCATTAGTTCTATAAACGCAGTAGGTGTTTGGTTTTATTCTAAATCAACCAAAAGATATTTGTATTTGTTACGCAACGACACCAAGAATCCAGGGTGTTGGGGCTTGCCTGGCGGAAGATGTAACAACAACGAATCATTATTAGCAGGACTTGAAAGAGAATGCAAAGAAGAACTAGGACAATATCCTGCCGTAGAAAAAGTGGTACCCATTGAACAGTTTACATCACCAGATGAAAAGTTTAAGTATCACACATTCTTTGGAGTATTACAAGATGAATTTATTCCCACACTAAATTTTGAACATTGTGGTTATTGTTGGATCAGTTCCAATGAAATACCCAAGCCATTACATCCTGGACTATGGACTATGATTAATGTTGAAGAAGTTCAGTCTAAAGTAAAAACTTTAGAAAAAGCATTAACAGAACCACAAGAAATAGGAGGGCCGCAAGGCCCAGAGCCGACCAGATACGGCGATTGGGAGAAAAAGGGGATCGCCTACGATTTCTAAACATCACAGTAACTGATCCATCGTTGCTTGTTCATTTCTCTAAAATTTTGACACCACTTCCAAGCATCAGGACACCAATTATCTTCTTTGTCATCTACGGAACCATTCCAAAATACTCTGGTGTAAGTCACATCAGGAAATGCATCCATAACCCATTTTACTTGATTAATCACTTTATCATTCCTATCATCAAAGCCTAAAAAAAATATTTCTTTGTGTCCATCAAATGATGCCAGCCATGTAAGTGTGGCTTCAGGTAACATATTGACTTGATAAGGTACAATATAAAACTCTCCAGGAAACTTTAACACATTCTTAGATGATGTGTACACCACACTCTGTTCTGGATAATCAGTTTTTACCATGCGACATAATTTTTCATAATCGTTGCAGTATGTAAAGTTTGGAGTGATATGTTCAAACACTTGATCAGATGCATACAGTTGCAAACTCAATGAACCTAATATGCCACCTTTGTGATGCTCAATGTGTTTGATTGGATACTTCATTAATTTTTCATGCGTACCCAAAATACAACATCTAGCAGAGATGTGTTGATTCTTGATTGGATTTTCTACAAAGGATTTGGAAAAAGATTTTCTACCATTGACTATTTGGAATTCAGTGACTATGAATTCTCCAGGATAGTCTTTTCTATATTGCTGTAAGTCTTCTGGTCGAAGCACTAGAACCTACCAACGATCACCTCAATAGTGCCTGTTGGCGAGGTGGCATCGTGTGCCTCCATGGCCTTGCCAAAGATTGCTCCAGGTACAAAGTTTCTGTCTGTATTGTAAGCTCTGGCGTGTCCTGGAGTAGATGCTGTGATCAGTAAGTCACCGACAGCTACATCACCAACTACTTTACAGGGCACTCTTCCTGTGAGTGCAATGTGTGTAGCAGTCACGCCTCCAGTACCATCTGCTAATGAGTCATTCATTTT